TGTCAGCTAATATTTTAGGAATCTCCGTTTTACCAGAAGACAATCCATTTTTGAATCCGGAAATAACATTTTTACCGACATTTTTCATACTCTTCGGAAGTATACTTTCGATATATGATACGAACTTTTCAAAATTCTTTTGTATGTCTTCGAACGATAATCCCTTAATAGATTCTTTGAAACTATTCAATTCTGCAGTGAATGCCTGAAACTCTGGAATAGTATTTAGAAAAGCCACGAATTTATCGAACTGCTCAACTACGTATTTTATTCCTTCCCCAACTTTCGTAAATCCCTGCGTAAACGGATCGGTTTTCTTCAGCCATTTATCAAATTTCACAAGCAAATCGCCCAAATCTGCAGTGAGATCCAACGTATTCATACCGAATACACTGAGAACTGCATTGATGGCTTTAATCGAAAATTTGAGAGATCCGCCTAAACACTGTCTGATAATATCAAGTGCGGCAAATACACCAGCCAATGTCCTAGTAAGCTCATCACCGTTATCTTTGGTGAATTTCAGGAATTTCGAAGTGACTCCATGCATACTTGCGATGATGTTATATAACGTCATTGCCGAAACTGGATCAAACACTTTCTGCCAAGCATTATGTATTTCGGTGAAAAGATTGATTAATGCGTTTCCCATGTTAGCTACGGAACCGTGAAGCAATTCTTTACCACTCAATTTATCCATATCATTGATGAGGTCATTGATTGGTATTCCTGTCTTTTCGGACTGTTTCTGAAGTTCTTTAAGAGCCTTCACGTCTTCTTTCGTGAGGCCATTTTTCTTTAACTCCGCGTCTGACATTTTGAGGATTTGATCGATTGTCTTTGCCTGCTCTTTATTAAGGTCTTCCTGTGAAGTGGTGAGTTCTTCGGTGTATCGGAAGGAACATCCAAGCCGCTCATTAACCAGATTCTGGACTCTTGCCCAGTCATGACCTTCAGCAGTAAGCTTATCGAATCTAGGCTGACCATTCCCGTAATCGCCTCTGATAACGGAGTCGACAATGTCTTTGTAGTCACTTGTGGCACTTGTTACTTTCTGAATATTTTTAGCAAGGTTACTATACGGATTGCCCATAGCTGCTTCCACAATAGCGTTACGAGCATCGGAAGCTTTATTAATGAAACCGCCGAGTACATCACTCACTTTGGTCCAAACTTCTTTGGCTTCGTCAAAGTCACCTATGATAAGCTGCCAGGTTTTTGTCCATCCGGAACCTAATGCCTCTTTCAGAGTATCTATGAGCTGAGAAAAAGTTTTAACTTTAGTGGCTGCGTCACCTGCTGTTTTCGCCATGTCAGCCATCTCTTTCGCCTGTTCCTGGGTGTATCCCTGATCAACGAACTTTTTAACAGCCGCATTATATTCTTCCTGAGTATCAGCTGCTGTAGCAAACTGATCAAGCGTCTGAGTAAGCACTTCTGTCGTAAGCCATTCATCCTGCAACGACTCTCTAAACGATCCTTTGGCTTCAATCGCTGCCTTCGCGCCAGTTTGTAAATGCTCGGAGGTTCGAATAAGGGCGTCCTGAAATACTTGACCGCCCATTCCGGCATTAACGACTGAATTCCAGTCCATGAGTTGAACTTTGCCGGCAGCCAAAGCCTGAGATAACTGATACATTGCCGTAGAGGCCTGCTGAGAATTCGAACCGGATACGGCTGCAAGATTGGCGATACCCTTGATCGCCGATACCGAAGCATCCAGTTTTACACCAGCTGCGGTGAATGTACCAATGTTACGGGTCATTTCGGTAAAATTGTAGATGGTTTTATCAGCATACGTATTCAATTCATCCAAAGCTTTATTGACAGTCTGAACATTCGTACCCTCTTTTTGGGTGTTCGCCAGAATGGTTTGAACTGAATTCATCTGGGTTTCATACTCAGCAAATCCATCTTTCACTGGATCAATCGTAATGGCATCAGTAAGCTGTTTACCAGCGGATATCGCGGCATTGGTAATATTCTGCAGCGCGGTGATACCCATTACCTGTAGGGCAGAAAATTTCATCTGAACAGTTTGAATACCGCTACTCATACCGGAGAAATCGACTCTCTTAGCAGTCTGCCCTATTTCCTCAAGACCTTTGGAGGCTCCTGGAAAATGAAGTTTTGCTTTAAGCTTATCGAGGGTTGACATTGTGGTTCGAGTATTTGCCTCGAAGTCCTTATTGTCAAACCGCATTTCGACGACTTTGCTATCTATAGTTTCACTCATTTCTTAGTAACCTCCTTCCATGCGCTTTCAGCAATTTGGTCAAAAATAGGCTGGATAGCGGGATTGATGTAATCTCTTCCTTCTACCCAGCCTCCGGTGCCAGTCGCATGTCCATACTGCAAAATAATAGCGATTGGAACTCCTTTGTTAACATTGGTGTTATGAAATTCTATGGATACAGATCCATTTTGACGTTTTATCACGTATGTCCATGAAGCGGCAGTCTTACCGGTATCAGTCGGCGTTGCAGACGAAAGGGCGGCTACGCCAGCTCGCCCATACTTATCCAGGTCGCCAATCTTAGCCGCTTCCTTAACTCTCTCGAGATATCTCGAGAGTTTTGAGAAATCTCCCTTTTGTCTGAATTCGATCATGTATTACCTCATTAAATCGCGATAAGATCTTTCCATGTATTTGTACCGCAAATGCCATCTACAGTGAGCCCTCTGGACTTCTGGTACTGTTTGATAGCATAAACAGTGTTTGTACCTGCCTTTCTGTCAAGGCTAAGTTCTTTTCCATCTTTTCCTTTAAAACCTCTGGCTCTGAAGATTTCCTGTGCTAAAAGAACGGAAGTTCCTTCGCTACCGAGTTTTACAACTTCTGGATTAAACATGTAACCGCTCCTTTCAGATTTCACTGATGCGTCCGTCTTTGTCGGCGGGACGTACGATATAACATTGTCGGTGTATTTCGGAGTAACAAAGCCTCGGATATATCGACCATTGATGGAAAGCTTGCGTCTACGGACTGAATCCTTGTAGTTGCCTTCCATTACGATGAAATAACCCTGAGATTTATTCACCTCGATGATGATTCCGATATGATCGGCATAACCGGTACAGTCACCAACTCCGTTATCGTTCCAGTCGTATAAAACGGCGTCGCCGATGTTTGCTACATAACCGTCTGCTTCTACCCAACAACCCATTTTCTTTGCCCGGTTAATGAGCTCTTCACATCCGATTTCAATCGGCATAATGTCTGTATAGCCGAGCTTAATCGCTGTTGCTGACCACGTACAAGCACACCAAGCCCATCCATACTGCATCTTTACACCGCGCGGAAATGAACCGGTATATGAATTGTAAATATCCACGATTTTCTTATAAGAACCATCGGCTTCGTTCAGACCTTCCCAAGAACAAATGAGATCTACTACTGCCTGTCGGGAGCGAACTTTGACAGAGCCTGTGGACTCACCATACCAGTGATTCATGTCTACATCCCCGCTAATTCCAGCTACTCGACCGGAGCTTGTAAACTGCTGGATAATGCAAGCGAAATCTGGGCCGCCCTCATAATCTGCGAGCCAAACCGGATACTTTGAGAGTAAGCTCTTCGAATACCAGCTCTTATAATAATCAATGTTGGTGTAAATACCTGTTTTGTATCCCTGAGATTTCACATAGCTACAGAAAATCTCGGTGAACTTATTACATTCTGCCTTCCCTAAAGTGACTCCAGCTTTCTTGGCTTTATTGACAGTGTCATACTCGAAGTCGGCAAAAATATAGATGTCTTTTCCGAGACCTG